ATGATTAATTCGTTAAGCCTTCCTGGGTACCAGTTGGTGGATTCTGATGAGCAGAATGAAGACATACATTTTCGGCTTGAAGCACCTACACCAGTAGCCTGCGAGGGGTGCGGCGTGCAGGGTGAGTTCGTGCGGTTCGGCAAGCGTGACGTTCCCTATCGTGATCTGCCCATCCACGGCAAGCGGGTCACTCTCTGGGTGGTCCGCCGCCGATACACCTGCCGGGCCTGCAAGACAACATTCAGGCCCCAGCTACCGGAGATGGTGGACGGATTCCGTATGACACTGCGGCTGCATGAGTACGTGGAGAAGGAATCCTTCAACCACCCCTACACCTTTGTGGCGGCACAGACCGGCCTGGACGAGAAGACGGTGCGCGACATCTTCAACGCCCGCGCCGAGTTCCTGGGGCGCTGGCACCGCTTCGAGACGCCCCGCATCCTGGGCATTGACGAGCTATACCTGAACAAGCGCTACCGCTGCATTCTGACCAACATTGAGGAGCGAACCCTGCTCGACCTGCTGGCCACCCGCCGCCAGGACGTGGTGACCAACTACCTGATGAAGCTGAAAGACCGGCAGAAGGTCGAGATCGTCAGCATGGACATGTGGAACCCCTACCGGGCAGCGGTCAAGGCTGTGCTGCCCCAGGCCCGTATCGTGGTCGATAAGTTCCATGTGGTGCGCATGGCCAACGATGCCCTAGAGAGAGTGCGCAAGGGCCTCAGAAAGGAGCCGAAACCGTCCCAGAGCCGGACTCTCAAGGGAGACCGGAAAATCCTGCTGAAACGCGCTCACGAAGTCTCAGACCGGGAGCGCCTCATCATGGAGACCTGGACAGGCGCGTTCCCGCAACTGCTGGCCGCCTACGAGCACAAGGAGCGCTTCTACGGCATCTGGGACGCCACCACACGGCTCCAGGCAGAAGCCGCCCTGGACGAGTGGATAGCCACCATCCCGAAGGGCCAAAAGGAAGTCTGGAGCGATCTGGTCAGGGCAGTGGGAAACTGGCGCGAAGAGACCATGACCTACTTCGAGACGGACATGCCCGTCACCAACGCTTACACGGAGTCCATCAACCGACTGGCCAAGGACAAGAACCGTGAAGGGCGCGGTTACTCCTTCGAGGTGATGCGGGCACGAATGCTCTACACCACGAAGCACAAGAAGAAGGCACCGACTGCGAAGGTCTCTCCTTTCTACAAGAAAACCATCGGTTACGGACTGCCGGACTTCGCAGAGGAACTCAACTACGGAGTCGATCTATCAACCATCTGATAATGGTATCAGGTTGGTGGGGTAAAGGTGCCCCATCAACCATTAAATCCGTATACCCCAAACAAAAAGGAAGCTAGGCTGCTATGTCGCTTTCTCTGGCCTGTCGAAACTCAACCGTTCGCCTTGGCCCACTCCCGAAGGATTGCGAGTGACTTCGGACCGAGATTGACGATCGTGTCCGGGTCCAATCGGAGAAATTCATCTGGCGTCGGTTCCCATTGGTCTGGAACGAGCCAATTGCCGCGCGTTTCCCGCCACAGGGCTTTACGTATCCTAGTGTGGATTGCCCTGCTGTGACAGAATGATCGAAGGTCTCTTGCCATTCGCAACACCAACTAAAAAATGCCCCGGCATCGACGCAGGAATATGCCGGGGCAACCACGTCTAACAGGAGGTGACTACGCCCTGACTGACATGCACCCGTTATATATCATGAGTCGCACAGTAGAAAACCCCGCCGCTCTTCCCGGATCGGCGGGGCTGCGCAATGCAATTGGGAAGCGTCTCCATAGGCATTGCACGGCAGTGATATAGGGTGGGTCCAGGCAAAAAGAAACCCGCCAGAACACTGTCTGTTCAACGTCTTTGCCCGCCTTCATACCGGATTACGGTCAGGCGTTTGTGCGGACCTGAAACAAGCCAATATAACGTCAGCTGTGAAGGCATCTTGCCGAAAGCACATCTTCTGCGTAATATACGGCTCTCGAAGAACCGATCCAACTCCCGCCCCTGACAGTGTCAGGGGCGTTTTTGTTTTCAACAGTCACCAAAGCCCGGCCATCGCGCCGGGCTTTTTCATTTCCAACAGCCTGCCCGCAGAACGGGCGACACAGACAGGAGACCAACCGATGTCGGCACCGACTTTCGGCATGACTTTTACACGTCCAAATGATGAGCCGTTGCCGGTAATCGGCGCGGATTTCTCGAAAATTCTACTCATCGAAACATCCGAAGGTGCTTCGGCATCATCGTATCCTATCGGCGACCCGGTTCGCATCTCGACAAGCGATCCCGCTGCGGTTGCGGATCTCGGCACGGGTTATCTTGCCGACGCGGTCAAGGCCATCAATGCGCAGGTTGCACGCTTGAACTCAGGTGCCGACGTAACCGTGGTCCGCGTGACTGAGGGCGCCACTCCGGCGGTGACGGCCGCAGCGATTGCCGAAGCTCTCGCCAATGTCGGACATATTCCATCGGCGGTGAACGCAACCCCGCGCATCGTCTGGGCTGGCCGCACCGCCTGGCGTCCGGATGAGAACACGGTCAACCCTGTCGTTGCCGCCTTGCCTGCAGCTTGTGAACGGCTGTTGGCTGTTGCTCCTGTCGATGTTGACGACACCAGCAAGGAAGCCGCGATTTCGGCCCGCGAGACGATGAGCTCGCAGCGCCTTATGCCAATCGGCGTTGCTGCCCGTGTGTTTGAAGGCACTGAACTGGTGACCCGCCCGATGGGGCCCCGCATTGCGGGTCTTTTCGCTGCTGTCGACAATGCCCACAGGGGCCGGCCCTTTGACCCGATTGCAAACCAGCCTATTCAGGGTCTGGCAGGGCTTTCCCGCAACATCCCATTTTCTCTGTTCGACGGCTCGTCGGAAGGGCAGATGCTGCTCGAAAGCAATGTCTCCATCGTGGCGCGTGGCGAAACCGGCGTGGATGGAGCGATTGCCGATGGCGGTTTCGTTTTCATCGGTACGGACAACACCGATACAGGTGAACTCTGGAAGCAAATCCATCAGGTTCGCGGTGCCGACTATCTGACCGTCAAGATGGCGCAGATCACCCGGCAGTTCCTCGGCCCGAAAATCACAGCGGACGCTGCGGAAGCGTGGCTAAATTCGCTGAAATTCATGCTGCGCGATCACAAGATTGACGACGACATTCTCGGCTCCGAAGTCAAATTCGTTGCTGAAAAGAACAGCCCGGAGAAAATTCGGCTCGGTCATCTCACCGTCAATATCGGGATCGAGCCGGCGCCATCCTTCAAGGTCGCAAACCACGAGGTAAGCCGCTACCGGCCTGCGGTTGAAGGTCTCGTCGCAGAGATCGTCGCCCGTCTCAATTCGCTCGCCTGACCTTCATCTAATCTCGAATTCCGAAAGGGAATCTCATGCAAACGCTTTACCAGATGGTGGCGGTCGATGTTCGACGCGCCGAAGAAGCCGGCTCGTCACGTGCTAATCTTGTCTCCAAGCTCACCATCCCGTCACTGAAATTCATTACCTCGACCCACAATCCGGGCGGCGGTGTTATGAGCGTCGACTTCTCCCAGCCGCGCATTGAAGCGCCGGAACCGGCCATGGAGGTCAAGGGATTCGATACGGATATCTTCCGCGATCTTGGCGAAGTAAGCCGCTGGATTTTCGCAGGTGCCGTGAAGGACAAGAAAACCGGCAAGCTTGTCCCGTCCCGCGCCATCATCGAGGGCGCCATCACCGAATGGACCCCTGATGAAGGATCGCCCGAAGACTTCATGGGCTGCAACCATGTCTTCAAGGAAGTGACCCACTACGAATTCACTCTCAACGGTGAAGAGCTTTTCTACGTCGATTTCTGGGAACGCATCCTGCGCACCGGCGGTGTCGATCGCTTCTCCGATGTCCGCCGCGCACTTGGCGCTTAAACCTTCACTGAAAATACTGTTGGTGTCTCAATGGAAAATGAACTGGTCATTAATCACAGCCTGCTTGTCCCGATCGACGACGAGAACGGCGGCAAGATAACCGATCTTGCCTTCACCGAACCTGATGTCGGCCAGATGATCGATGTCGAGGAGACCTCGCAGAGAGAGGTCGAGCGTACCATGCGAATGTTGGCGATGATGTGTGGATTGCCGTTTCAGGTGTTCCGCAAGATCAAGGGGCGCGATATCGCCCAGATCGTCGCCAAGACTGAAAGTATCTTGGGAAACGTGAAATAGGACGCGGCTCCGGCTGGCGGGATCTTGCCATCCTTATTTCACACCTCACTTCCACCCCCCGCAATATCGTCGACCGCTACCCCTGCTCTTACGCAATCCGTGAGCGAGACGCGGCTCTTCGGGTCATGAAGGCTATTGGAAATGTCCGTCATTGAAAGCAAACTCATCGTCAGCTTGTTCGACAAGGTGACGGGGCCTGCTCGCGGGCTGTTTGGCACCATGAATCGTTTGCGGGGGGCTGCGGACAATTTCGCCGCTTCCCAACGCCAGCTTGCCGCTCCTGTTACCGGAACCCTCGGGCGGATCGCGGCTATCGGGGCCACCTATCTCAGTCTTGATCGCGGGATTCGAGGAACCGCTGGCGCTGCCATCGAGTTCGAATCTGCCTTTGCAGACGTGAAAAAGGTGGTCGAGGCGACCGACAGCCAGTTTTTAAACATGCGGAAATCGATCCTCCGCATGTCCACGGCCATTCCCATCACAGCAGCCGGCTTTGCAGCGATCTATGCCGCAGCCGGCCAATCCGGTATCGCGAATGAAGAACTGGAGTCCTTTGCTGAAGCGACCGCAAAGGTTGCCACCGCTTGGGAAACTCCTGTTGATCAGACCGGAGAGGCTCTTGCCAAAATCAAGACAGCGCTTCGCCGTGATGTAAAGGATACGGTACTGCTGGCGGACGCCATCAACGAAATCGGCAACGTTTCGGCGGCGAATTCCCCCGATTTGCTTGAATACACGAACCGGGTTGCCGCCTTTGCCGAAACCGCAGGCTTTTCCGCCGAGCAGGCACTTGCATTCGGTGGCGCCATGATCGGCTCTGGTTTTGAACCGGAAGTCGCAGCCACCAGCTTTCGTAATCTGACAAAGGCCCTGACGACAGGAGAGAATGCTACAAAGCGGCAGCGGCTCGCCTTCAAGCGCCTCGGCCTCGACGGCACCAAGATCGCGAAGGGTATGCAGAAGGATGCGGTTAAAACCACGCTTAGTGTCCTTAACCGCATCAAGAGACTGCCTGAATGGCAGCAACTTTCGATCATGGAGGCCGTGTTTGGCTCTGAAGCCCGCGCCCTCGCCCCGCTTCTCAAAAGCACTGAAGAGGTAGAGCGCCTGCTTGGTCTGGTTGCCGACAAGGCAATCTATGCCGGATCATCTTTCAAGGAATATGAGGATCGCGCAAAAACCACCGCCAATAGTTTGCAGCTCCTGCGTAATAATCTCGCGGCCATTGGCATTGAGATTGGCGACAGAATGCTCCCCACCATCAACGAGGGTGCAGCAGGAATTCTCGATCTTCTGAAATCCCTTGGTGACCGGGCCACGCCAATCGATCAATTGTGGCAAGCCATCAAGGGCTTTAGCGCCGGGATAGGATATGACGGCAACCTGCGCCAGATGATCAATGATCTGGGCGACCTGTTGCTTGGCCCCGCCAATGGCGAGGAAGCCGCAGACAAGTTGGGCCGGATATTTGCACGTTTCAGGGAGTTCGGCGCTTCTATTCGCGAATTCAACGATGCCATCAAGGGCAACCCACTGGCGCAATTTTTTGGCGAGATCGTCAAGTATGGCGGCTATTTGATGCTCGCCAGCGTTGGGTTTGGCATGCTGGCCGGCACGATCCGCAAACTTGCTTCCGCTCTCTATTTCCTGTCGGGTGCGCGCGCCGCGGTCGGTATCCTTCGATCAGTTGTCAATCTGGGACGTAAGCTGACGCCGAACCGCCCGCCGTTATCGCCCGGTGCATCTTCCGGGTCACAGAGTACCCCAAAGCCCGGAAAGCTAGGTACCGGCTTCAAGCCCGGCGAAACCGGCCCATGGGGCCAGAACCCGAAAACATCAGCGTTGTCGGAAGGAACCAAGGTCGGCCCGACAGGAGTACGTGGTCTCGGCCCACGTACCACGCCCGCCGCACCTTTCAGTTTCTCCAATCTATGGAAGGGCGCATTGAAAGGCGGCATCGCCAATGCAATCGTTGACATCCTTGGCAAAAAGATAATCACCGACGAGTTGGATAACCTCAACAGGAAACTCTACACGCCCGGTGAACAAATTCGAGCCAAGGCTTTCAGGAACAATCTCCCTGGACTTTTCGACGGCCCCTCCTTCTTTGACAATCCGTTCGGCTCGAAGCCCACATTCAAAGAGAGTATGGGGATCGACTGGAAGAGATACAGCCCGTCCGGATCGTCCGATGGGAAACCGGAGCAGGTGTCCCTGCTCGGCACGCCCACCGTCGTGGCGCAACCGTCCGGTGTACAACAAGTGCAGGTCATGAACCCACCTCCTGCCCCGCAGGTGAATCTAAATCTGACAATTCATGCGCAGTCGCCAGCAACACCGGAAGAAATTGCGAACCTGGCTGCCGCCAAGGTTTCGCAATCCGTCCGCTCGGCATTCGACGGCGCACATGCTGACCTCGAATATGCGGTGTCCTAATGCTCTATATGCTTGGTACTCTCACCATCGACACGCGACCTTTCAGTGTCGATGAAATACAGCGCACCGCCTCAGCCGATATCGCATCAAAAGCCCTCATCGGCACTTTGCCGGGCAAGGAGTTTACCGGGGAAGGTGACGATGAAATCACCCTCTCCGGCCAAATCCTGCCCACGAAAATCGGCGGACTGGATGAACTGGAAATCGCACATGAGATGCGGCGCAATGGTGTTCGGTTCCCGTTGCAGCGGGGCGACGGTGTGCGTCTTGGATGGTTTGCGATAACCCGCGTAACCGAATCCCATTCGGACCTCACCCGTGGCGGAGTGGGATTTGTCGTCAAGCACACTGTCGTCATGACCCGTGTGCAGCCCGACGCGGGATCGGGCCAGCAGATAATTTCCGGTCTGCTTTCGCTGTTCGGCATTTTCTAAAGGACAATCAAATGCAAACAGTCACCGTCAAGGGCGAGGGCATCACCCTCGATCTCCTCTTGTGGCGCGCCTATGGCGTGCGGGGGCGCAGCCTGTTGGAAAGCGCGCTTTCCCTGAATGTCGATTTGGCCCGTCTCGGAACCGTAATTCCGATGGGAACCAAAATCATTCTGCCTGACCTGCCCCCGGTGGACTTGGGCCAATCCCGCGACGTCGTTTCATTATTCGGATGAGCACCATGAACGATTATTGGAAAGTCATATGGAAAGTGCTCGTTGACGGCGTGGACATGACGTCAGGCATGCGCCCATACCTTATCGACATTGAGGTGACGGACAAGGAAGGCACGTCTTCAGATACATGTTCTCTGACCTTCGATGACAACGGCGGACAGATCGAATTGCCACGTGATGGCGCATTGATCGAAATATTCCTGCAGGGCGTTTCCATATTTAAAGGCACACTCGACAGCGTCCGCTCATCGGGTTCACGTGGCGGAGGGCGTACACTGCGGGTCACTGCCAAGGGATTTGATAGTCGCGGCAAGGTCAAGCAACCTCTCACCTTCCACAGGGATGATGCCACCTTGCAGGAATTTCTCGACGATGCTGCCAAGCGAGCCGGGCTCGCAAGCGTCAAACTGGACCCGCAATTCGCGAAAATCCATCGGGCTTATTGGGCGGCGGACGGAGAAAGCTATATCCACATTGGCGAACGCATCGCGCGTGAGCTCGGCGGCACGTTCAAGATCAGGGGCGACCAATCGGTCCTGGCGCGCCGTGGTGAAGGTAAAGCAGCCACAGGCGCGGCATTGCCGGTCATCATCGGCATAGTCGGTCAAAACATAATTTCGTGGGACATAGCCCCGTTCAAGGGCCGACATACCTTCACCAAGGCCAAGGTCCGGTATTTCGACCGCAAGGACGCATCCTTCAAAAGCAAGGATGTGGAATTCGATCTCGACCGCGATTTACCGGAATCCACCAATGTCGTGCGCTCAATGGCGGCAGATGAGGACCAGGCCGGACAGATCGGGGACGCTCGAAAACGTGAGGCGGAGCGTGATGGCGGCGAAGGTAACGTGGAACTTGTCCTTACGGTCGAAGCCCGAGCCGAAGGAACCTTCAATCTGACCGGCGCGCGAGCGGGGGTTGATGGGCAGTATCGCATCATTTCCGTTCGCCACAAGGCGGATAGATCAGGCGGCGCAACCACAAGCCTTGAGCTAAAGCAACCCGGCGGTAGTGCCGGCAAAGACAACCGAAAAAAGAAGACGAAACCATCTCCGGCAAAGGCCGACAATGAGTTCTCCGAAATGAGCGACGACCCGCTTGAGGATTGAACGTCGCCAGTTCCCCCATTCCAGCAGCCGCCCCTCCGGGCGGCTTTTTTCATGAAAGGAAAGACCATGGATAAAACCGTGCCAGCCGGTGCGGCGCTTCTGCTCGACTTCATTTATCGAACCGATGCAGGGAAAGCGCCGCCACATTGCTATCAGGTGATTTTCGGAAACCGCCAGAAGCACCTGCCCCAGCCAATAACCCAGATGACACTGGGCGATCTGATCGATGCGCAGAAAAACTGGTCAAGCAAGGCGTGGGTCAAGAAGAACTGGGGTTATGGCACCGCGTCATCGGCCGTAGGCGCTGCGCAGTTCATGCGGGCAACACTTCAGGATCTTGCAAAAGAACTCGGACTGAAAGGAACGCAGATATTCAGCGCAGACCTTCAAGACCGGCTTGCATTCCATTTGTTGAAACGCCGGGGCTATGAGGATTTCATGGGTGGTAAAATCACCCGTACCGAATTTGGCAAGCGGCTAGCTCAGGAATGGGCTTCGCTGCCCGTTCTATCGGCCACGCGGGGTGCACATCGCGACCTTGTGCGCGGGGAAAGCTACTACAGCGGTGACGAACTCAACAAAGCACTTGTCGCCCCCGCGGAAGTGGAAGCCATCCTCGACAAGGTGAAGGCTGCGGGTACTATCACGGCATCACCGAAAGCTCTTCCTGCCGATATCGTACCGCAGGCATCAACCGGCTTCTGGGCCAACCTGTTCAAGTTCATCTCCTCATTTTTTGGAAAGGGCAAGTGATATGGATATCGCCCTGCTTGTTCCTGTCATTCGCCAGATTTTGCAGATCGTGGGCGGTTTCCTGATCGCTCGCGGATGGCTCGACGACGGCGCAGCCGATGCGCTCATCGGCATCATCGTCAACGCCGTTGTTTTCGGCTGGTGGCTGATTGATCGACACCGGATCAACAAAAAGAACCGGGAATTGAAATGGATGACCGGGGAGGTCGACCATGCTTGAAGCCATCCTCGCTCTGATTTCAGCCTCAAATGGCTGGCTAGCCTATATCGCCTCGGCAATTACCGGGGCGCTCAGGTGGTAAGACATGACGAATCCGACCCAAGATACGCGGGACAGAGTGATCCGCATGGAAGAGCGCCTAAAGACGCTTGAAGAAAAGTTCGATGAGCAGTCAAAAAAGATAGATGAAATGTACAACCTGCTCACAAAGGCCAAGGGGGCGAAGCTGACTATTATTGTTCTCGCCGCAATTGTCGGAGGCATATTCACAAAGGCTGTGCCAATCATCGGTCAGATATGGCAAAAATAATACCCCATCGTTGAAACCGGCGGAGTCCTCTTAGGTATAAGAGGCTTCCCGGTAGCTATTCACCGTGACAGAACGAGATTGTAGTGCCTCCGGCTGTTTACATATTATGGGTTGCAATTCCTTCTTATGTCTCATAATGAAATAATAAAAAATCCGGGGCGCGAGAATGTTGAATAAGGGGCGGGAGATAGAGGCTTCATCGTCTGAGTACTCGTTGGATTTTGATATCCAGGAGTTTTGTCATCTTTGCTATCTGCTTAGCAGCGAAACGCGTGCAAAATTAATCTTTGCATTGGCAAAAAGGGAAATGAAGGTTGGTGATCTGTCCGCTTTAGTGTCCATGTCATCGTCCGCTGTATCCCAACACCTCAAACTTTTACGGGAGGTATCGGCTGTAGAGACGCGACGCGAACGCCAAGAAATTTATTACAGATTGATATCCGGACCATTGAAGGTCCTTTTAGAACGTTTAAATATTGTGACACTGGAGGCTTGAGGATTCAATCTTTTGTGATTCCCCCTTCCGTCTCTTGGCTACGCAATTGCGCCGCGATCACTGAATGAAGCATGTGCCGGGCCATTCAGAACAATCCCTGTACCCGCAAGCGGTAAGGGAGAGGGCTACCAATGTCAAAACAATCAAACGTCTCATGTCATCCCTTTAGTCCTACGGCTCCGCATTATCTACAACACAATACCGCAGGTCTCAGCCCTGTTCTATATCCCCTTCAAATCGAGTAAAAGGCCCCGGCACGGAAAAGGAAAATGCCGGGGCAGTCAGGTGGCCTCATCAAGCGGAAGAGGAACTCATATACCGCCCGATATGCAATTTTCATATAGCATGAATCGCCCAATAGAGAACCCTGCGAGAGCAAGTGGATTTATGACGAAATCGTGACAATCTGTCACCTTCGATAGCTGACCTGTCTTACCTAATAAATTGGGGTAGGGAGGCTATTAGGATGAGAATCAGCCATCTTTTTCACACGTTGGATTTCTGGCGGGCACATCTGGCCGTCAACCGTGAGCCAGCGTGGGAGAACGTATTACCGTTGTTCTTCTTTCATCGGGACGGTGTGCTTGCAATCCAGAGACTGGCACGTGACTGGACGAGGCTTTACGGGCTTCGGAAAATCGACGTGTTCCAAGGGAATATCATCCGCGAGAAGTGGTCGAACCGGCGTATAGACGAGCTTCTCGATCAAATGCAAAAAGCCAGCGATTCACGTTCAGGCGGAAGATGCGTGCGAACGCAGGAAGCGCCCCGTTATCTAAAAGGAAGCCTTGTTGTGGTTCGTACGCAAGGAACAGAAATCCTCATCGACGGGCGTCGTCGCGCAAACGTCTGGTGCAGCAGGCCGGGCGAATACGACGTCTGGATTATCGCAGTAGAGCCGCTTCCCTCGCTTTTCCTGAAGTTATGGAAAGCTGATGACGCACGTGTCGGTAAGACATCTTTCGACGAGTCCCATTAACTTCAAGATATTGCGTCTACTCTAGGATACGTGACACTATCTCTCCTCTGTTGCCTCATATTTGGCCAAAAGAGCCATTTAAAAATGTGCATCGACAATAGGTACCATTTTCAAAATAAAAGAACCCGGCAGCGATGCTGCCGGGTTCTGTTTGAATAATCCCAGAGGGATTAGAACGAGCGCTGGAAGCGAACCATGCCCTGGAAAGCATCTTCGCCCTTAAGCTCCGAATGCTTGTCTTCCCACTTGGTGTAGGAAACTTCTGGGGTGATGGTGAAGCCAGGAACCAGTTCGTAAGCAACGTTTGCTGTTGCTGCGAAGGTTTCCGCATCTTCATAAGCAAGCTGTACGTTAAAGGTAGCCTTTTCGGTTGCCTTGAACGCTGCACCACCCCAAACGGCCCAATCGCCGCCCCAAGTGCCGTAGAAGCTATCAATCTGACGAACACCGCGCCAATTGCCGTTAGCATCCGTTTCCGTAACCAAATAGTTATCGTCGTTGGACTTGTAACCGCCCTGTACCCAGACCGAGAAACGATCGGTGATATTCACGTCAGCGCGAACCTTACCAGCCCACTCTTCGAGACGGGCATCGTAAGCTGCCACACCGACGATAGAGCCCCAGCCACCAGCGTATTTCAGACCACCGACGACATGCGGCATGTAGTCCTTGATAGTAACGTCAGCGTCAGAATCGCCATTGCCGCCTTCTTCGAACGACAGGATGGCTGAGAACCCGTTACCACCGGTGAAGGTGTAGCTGACGAGGTTGGTACGATAACCACCGCCAAGGATCACATCATCGTTGATGACATTACCGTAGTAGCCCGGGAAGGTTACGAAAGCTGATTCATCAAGACCGACACGGAAACCGCCGAGCTGGATGTAAGCATAACGCAGCGAGCTGTTTTCGTTAGACGAACCGTAATGCTCTTCCTCGCCGTCGCCACCGCCAGTCCAGTTGTAACGCAGTTCGGTGAAGGTCTTCAGGGTACCGAGTTCAGTTTCCGAAGCAGTCGAGAAGCGGAGCGTCGCACGGGCCTGCTTATCCCATGTATCGCGATCCAAATCACCACGGGTACGGGCATATACGTTATCGCCACCAGCGGCATCGTAACGAACATAACCATGAACACGCAGGCAAGTTTCGGTGCCTGGGATATAGAAGTAGCCGGCGCCGTAAGCATCGCAGACGCGGACATATTCAACGGCTTCTGGCTCTGGCGCGATAATTGCGTCGGCAGCCTGAGCACCGGAAACTGCAACCAATGCTGCAGCGGAGCCGAGAAGAAGGCTCTTAATGTTCATTTTCTGACCTCCAAGATCAAAGCTTTTCTCCGAGCCCCTTAAAGCGCCCGATTCAACGTCTTAGGAATAATCTTGAATCATCCCTGCCCGCAACCAAGTTTCGCGCCCGGAAAAATTTCGCTCAGTCGTGTGTTGCACTTTTAACACAAAATCGCCGCAGTTCGCCAAATTTGAGCCCTGAGAAGCTGAGTTATTGACAACAGGTTAACGGAAAGACTGCCTTCACGCTGCCACATGGCGGTCTAGCAATACGATTTTTATTCTGCTTAAAGGTGATCTCTTGATCTTTATGGAACGTTCCGCCGGATTTGGAGAATTGCCTCTATGGGTGCACCAGCAATCAATCTACCCCAATTAGTTGAACGTTACGGCAATCAGCTTTGGCAAGGTGGGCAGCATAAGGCAACGGCAATGGGATATTTGTACGAGATCGCCGAAATCAAAAAGGCTCCGTTTACCGTTTTTCGTTCTACTGATTTTGACGAGATTATCGCCGAGCTAAAAAAAAGAGAAAATAAGAACTCAACGATTAACCGTAAGATTTTTGCTCTAACAAAGTTACTGCGAGCCGCCGTCGATGACGGAGTTATCCCTAATGTCCCTGTCTTCAAGCGCCTGCAGGAGAATACATCATTACGGTATCTTTCAGTTTCAGAAGAGAAAAAACTAATCGAGGCAATAGCAGAAAAATCTGAAAGCTTTGCTGCATTAACTTCTTTTCTTCTGGACACGGGGATGACACTTGGGGAAGCTATCGCTCTCAGATGGGAGAGTATCGTTGCTGGTGAAGTTCGCGTTGTCGAGAGTCCGATGGGGACTGGACGAACATTGCCCCTGACCGAACGCGCGAGCAGATCAGTCAGGACTATGGTTAGCGAACCTAGAGGCCCATTCAGCAGAATTTTACAGCCGAAGTATCGAGCAGTCTGGAACGAAGCCAAGCATGATATCGGGCTTGGTCATGACCAAGCAATTGTTCCAACTATTTTGCGGCACACCTGTGCATGTCGCTTGGTTATACAAGGATTAGACCTGAGATTAATCCAACGCTGGCTTGGAAATAGAAACTATAAGTCAATGATTAGATACGAGGAATTGTCTTCGCAAGATAATTTCGATCTTTGTGTTTCAGCACTCGAAAGATTCTGA